ATCCCAATGTCTTGAACGATATGCCGGCATGAATTTAAAACCAGGTACAGAAAATGTAAAGTGTTCACCTAAGTCTCTACGAACATCTTCATCAGCGTCTACTACTAGATGTACATCATCTTTTTTAGTTAATATTAAGTTTCTCATATCTTCGCATTTTGTAAGTTAAGATGACCACCATAATGACCTCTTAATATTATATTCCATGCTATACTAATTCTAGTATCAGAAGTAGTAGGCACCCAATGTTGCATCCAAGAAGGAAAAATTACGCCTGTACCTTTTACAGCATTAAAGTCAAATGCAGATATATTGTCAATAGTATTTTCAGTACAAGTAGGCGACAAAACATGAGCATGAGGTCTAGGGTCAGAAAACTGTAAAGGTGCTCCGCCAGTTAAGTAATAAACACCAGACAAAATATTATTTGAATGTATATGAGGTGTATGAGCTTGACCTTTAGTTAATTTGTTTGCCCACATATTAGTAATCTCTATACTATCATAACTGTATTTAAAAGTATCAGTCAATATAGTATTAGATGTATCAATAATAAACTTTGCAAACTGTGGTATATGAATATGTAAATCAGTAATAGTGTTTATAGGAAAAACATCTGAATGATATTTAAATCTATCAAACTCTTTATGTACTAATAATTCTTCTTCGTTAGAAATATCATAACTAAATTCTGTTAGTATAGTAGGAAAGATTCTATGTATTTTCATACAAAAGGCCTCCCCAATACCCAACCTACTAATGACTTACGAACACCTGATTTAACAGGATGTACTTTGTGCCATATGTGTGAGGGAAATAATATTATATCACCAACATTTGGTTTATCATAAGTAGATGATGTATCAATGTTCTTAGGGTTAGGAACAGTAATTTCAAATTCACCACCTGTGTACTCTTTATTTAGTATTACAGTAAAAGAAAGTTTTCGTATCGTGCCATCATTATAGGCGTCAAAATGAGAATCAATATGCCAATTGTAATGGTCATCTATTTCATATCTAGAGTATTGCAAAGGTTCTATTGTTGATAATTGAAACTTAAAAGATTCGGCATTTGCAAGAAATATTTTTTCAGTAATAGTATCTACTACTTGATTATCATTAATCCAAGTGACCATACTACTTCTGTTTTTAGTATCACCATCTTGTATCTCTGCCTTTTTTAATAAGTCAGCATGTGCAAGACTACAGATATGGTCGCACTCATCATGAGATAAGGCGTTTTTAAAAACATGATATACTTCTTGAAGAAACATTAGATAGCACCTGAAGTAAACTTTCTCCACTCAATAGAATTTCTTATTTGCCAATCACGACCACCTATAATCTTTAATGTTCTATCTAAGTAATTGACAACAGTTTCTAGATACTCTATCTTTTGTTTTGACTTAATTAAGTCTTCATCAGAATCAAGATACTTATCTAAGTCTGATTTCATAATTTTTAAATTGAAAGGTTTTTCTTGATACACTTTAGGACTTGCCTTACCTGTATAGTATTCCCACTTAACTCTTTTAAGTATCTTGTAATCAGATTCAGCTCGTGTCATTAACAATTTAAAGTTATTGTAATGTTTAAGATATTTGTTGTGTAGTTGAGGTGTTTTTAAAGATTCTAAATCTAATTCAGCCTCATTTATTTTGAGGTCTTTATCGACCTGCTCTTGTAGTTCTTCTAATGTCATAATAAAATCACCGGTTAATTATATAAATTCTAACTCTATTTAGTTAGATGTTAAGTAGTAGTTTCAGTAGTTCTAGGGTCGTTAATACTTGCAAACTCATATATTAGATAACTAAATGATACTGTACCTGTAAGATATGAAGTATCACCAGCTTGTTGGTCATAAGATAAACCTGATAGTGAAGTAGGATATAAATCTCTAAATCTCACTTCTAATATAGGATTGTTTTTACTTGATAGTATTGATAATGTAGCGTCTGAATATTGAGCGCCAACATCAAATCCTATATCATCTACTTTACCTGCTTCTCTACTATTTGCAGTTGCATTACTTGTAGGAAATCTATCACTACCAGCATTAATAAAAGTTTCAAACTGTGTATGACTTTTAGGAAAACCTAGACCGGTTAACCAACCATGTATCTCACGATAGTTCTCTAAGTTTTCATCAATCATAAAATCTACATTTAAAGAACCATAAGTTAGTTCATCACCAGGTATTGGTATAGTTTTCAATGGGGTATCTTGTGAAGTTTCACCCAATGTAACACCAGGTATATTTAC